CCGGCAATGCTACCACAAGCGGCATCCGCAGCAGGCCGCAAAAGCCCGGCAGAACGCGCACGAACGGTATCTGAAACGCAAGGCGCGACAGCAACGGCAGATGCCGGAGGAACCAGAAATCGATTTGGATGACCCGACCCTCAAGAAATTCATTCTGGACTGTCGTATGGGCCGTCATGGTAAGGAGGACACGTCATGGACAAGCTGTTAGACGATCTCATGCGTGAGGTGGAGCGTTGGGAGCGAGCCTACAAGCTATTGCCTTGCGACGAGATCAGGCAACGTCTCCACGAGGCGAGATTACGGCTTAGCCGGGAACAGGCAAGGAGGCTGGGATTATGACCGCGCGTGGGGATGATAGGAAACTCATGCATTGGGTGGCTTCGCACGGGTACACGGTGGTACGCGCTAGTAGCGGCCATTGGAAGGTCTACGACAACGACGTGTTGCTTATGGCGACGAGCGGCACGCCCTCGGACTGGCGAAGCCGCCACAACTTCATACGAGATTTAAGGAGACGAACATGTTCAATCTAGTATCGAGGATTCGGCACTGTTGCCCCTTCTGCGGATGTGTCCCGCTCATATTCGAATGGAGAGGCCGCTACACGTTTTACTGCACCCACTTGGAAGCCCCTTATGCCGATACGAGAGAGGAAGCATGGGACAAGTGGTGCGGAATGGTTGAGAATATTCGGGAAAGGGACGGGAAATGACCGATAACGTGAACCATCCACAGCATTATGAGAACGGCCCGTTCGAGTGCATCCTGCTCACCGAACAATACTCGTTCAACGTGGGCAACATGATCAAATACGTGTGGCGACACAAAGACAAGGGCCACCCCAAGGAGGACTTGGAGAAGGCCCTCTGGTATGCGCAGAGAGCGAAAGCCAACGGAGAGAGCTTCGCCGCATACCCTTGGCACTCAGACAGCGGCCTAACCGACTACATCCGTTCCCCCTATGATTGGGCGACTCTGATGCAACTGAAAGCCGATACGACTACCGGCGTGGAACATGATTTCTGGGACAGCATGACCGAAGCCGATGACGAGAACGCTATTCACGCACTATGCGAACTGTTGAAGGAGACGGAATGAGTCTGGTGGGTTTGGCGCATTTCATCGAACTAACGGTACTGGTCATCCTGTTCATTGTTACCATCGTCGTGTTCTACAAGTGGATTTACCACGAGAGCGCCGACGTTTGGTGGCATGTCACCCCGGACGATTCCGACAAGGCGCAGTTCCTAGCCCTCGGCATCGTCGCAGCCCTTTTCGTCGTGATCATCGTCCGCGTTATCGCCCAACTGTTCATGCACATGGTGTTCCCCGATTACACGTACTGGCTGATAGGAGCATGACGATGCGAGCACAATGGTCTTTAACCCGTTATTTGAGAGAAAGGCAAGACAAATGGCAGTCACCAAACGAGTTCGCTTTGAAGTTTTCCGTCGAGATAATTTCACTTGCCGATATTGTCACGCAACCAATAAGGAGCTGACTATCGATCATGTCATACCGCAAGCACTGGGAGGCTCAGACAAACCCGACAATTTGGTTGCTTGCTGTAAAGACTGCAATAGCGGTAAAACATCGGTCAGCCCTGATGAACCACTGGTTGCTGATGTGCAAGAGAAAGCCCTGGCTCTTCGCAATGCCCTGCACGAAGCGATGGATACGGTAAGCACTTCCGTTGAAAACGAGAACGACTATATCAATCATGTAGGCGAATTATGGGAGACAATAACCGAAACAAGTGCCACCACATGCTTTTTCAGGCCGAATACATGGCTAAGTTCTGCCCGATATTGGTTTGGCCTTAATGTCCCATTCGACATTATTGAGTATGCGTTCACAATCATCAAAGAAAAGGTGAGGGCTCATACCTTATATGAGAAAGCGAGTTTTAGCTACGCGAGCGGCATCATCGGCAACAAGATGGAAGAAGCCGTCCAGTTAGCATATCAACGCTTAGAAGCTGAAGAAGAGGAAGCTGTCACGATCAAGCATTGCTGGCATTGCCAACATTGCTGGGCATATAGCGACGATCTAGATGCCGACCCATCTATCCCAGACCGTAAAGACTGCGAACTTTACTATCCAAAAGATGACACGTCGCATATATGCAACATCTGCCATAACCCGGACTGTGTATATGTTATTGGATTTTTCGCCGGCATTGATTCCTATAAAGCAATGAAAAAACAACATGGAGAAAGCGAGAATACGCAAAATGGCTAGGCAATACGCGCGGATTCATCTTCGTATCTGGGCTGACAGTCGTTTCTTGGGCTTGTCTGCCGAAGCCCAGAGCCTTTATTTCAAACTGCTCACCCATCCTACGATGAACCTTTGTGGGGTCGCTGATTGGCGTCCAAAACGTTTAGCGGCACTCAGCAAAGGACAGACCATCGCAGAAGTCCTAGAGGCCGCGAAAGAGCTTGAGAGTGGGTTCTACATTGTAGTTGACGAAGACACCGAGGAGGTGCTGGTTCGCTCGTTCATTCGAAATGACGGCACGTTACGCAATTCCAAGGTTGCCGTTGCGGTGAGCAAGGACTACATGGCTGTCACGTCAACCAAGTTGCGTGCTTGCATCGTCTATGAATTACGGCGGTTAAGCGAGTGTTCGGAGGAATGGGCGGGACTGGATAAAGTGTCGGATTTGTTGTCTGAACCATGTATTGACCCACATGAATTAGGGGCAGATACCCTATCGGATACCCTATCGGATACCCAAAGCGATAGGGCATCCGATACCCTATCCCAAAATCGTCCATATCCCTCAACCCTCATCCCTCAACCTACAACCTACAACCTACAACCCTCAACCGTCGCGCAACCGGAGCGCGACAAGATTGAGCAAGGCGACGTGGACGAGTCTTATCCGATTGAGTTCGAGCAGTTCTGGGGAATCTATCCCCGGCACGAGGGCAAGCAGTCCGCTTGGCGCAAGGCTCGGAGGAAAACCAACCACGTGTTCATGCTTGCCAAAGCCCAGCAGTATGCGAACGACCCGAACCGTGTCGGCCAGTACACGCTCGCGCCGACCAACTGGCTGAAAGGCGAACACTGGGACGATGACCCGCTACCCAACCGCAATACCACACCGGATAGGTCTCAAGCCAACCAGGACGCAAACGCGGCGCTGATAGCCCACTATGCGGCCTTAGAAGCCGCTGAAAACAATTCACAGCAAGGGGTTCTGTCATGTTGACGCTCAAGGAAAGCACGCTCGTGCTGGCGAAGATTCGCGTGCATCACGGCAACGCTCCCATCACCGACTTGGAGGCTCGCACGTTCCACGAGGAGCTGCGTTCCGACCTCACGTTGCAGGAGGCGTTGGAGGCGGTCAAACGCTTCTACGCGGACAACAGCACGGGTCGCTGGTGCGGTTCCGGCGACATCAACGGCATCGTCCGCAAACTGCGCAACGGTGCGAAACCGTCCGAAGCGCAGATAGGCCGGGAGTGCGAACGTCTGGGACTGGTGGAAGATCAGGCGTGGCTGTATCGCCGTCAACGCATGATGGGCCGTTCCCCGGACGAGTCTCGACGGGTGGCGTTGACTGCGCGTGACCCGTTGCGCTTGCCTTCTGCGAAACCCAAGCGCCGGCGTGAGGATGGTGGTTTCAATCCGGGTTTGGGCGTGGCGTTGGACGAGGTTCTGGCGACACGCCGTCCGGCTGAATCATGACCGGTTTGATGGCATAATTGAGAGTTGCTGACACGTCCGAGACCTTCAAAAAACCCGAAGGTCAAGGTCACTATTGTCTTTTTCCACTGAAACTACGAGGCTCTGCCGCTACCACGGTTGCTGGCGGGATATCGTCACCGACGCGCCGTCCATGCTTATCGGACATGGCGTCGAACCGAATCTGAATCTCCTGTGCGACAAGCACGCCAGCCAGTTGACCGGCGACCTGCGATGGTTGGAACGCAGTCTGCCTGACCTGTGCGAGTATCGCATCAACCGCGCCTACGGGTACAAGAACGGTGGCGGCGGTCAATCCGGCACCGCTCCCGCACCGTTACGCGAGGCCCTGCATGATCTGCTGTACGCGGACGATGACCACGGTTATCCGGGGTTGCAAGGCACGTTGTACGAGTGGATGCGGAGCCTGAAAATCAATCTGCCCGAGTCCACGCCACTGTCGGACATGGTTCACCGTATCGCCAATCATCCGAAACTCGTGGAGCATTCCAGCACCCCCGTGTATGCGGAACTGGTTCACAGTCTGACCCGTAAGCTGCGTCGTTTCCTCACGGACGATGACGGGGAAACCGTATTGTACGGGCCGTGCCCCGCCGACAAGTGCTTGGGCCAGCTTTCCTGCTATGCGGACGCGGAGACGGCGAAATGCCCGAAATGCGGTTTCAGTATGCCGGTAGCCCTTATCAGGGCGGAACGGGTGAAACGTCTCCTTCAATCGGAGGCGGTGAGAACCCGTGGCGAACTGTTGGACATCATCAAGGCGTGCGGAATGCGCGTGAACCGCAGCACTTTGCGTAGTTGGATACATCGAGGCCAGTTGCCTCAGCAGGGCGAGGATGCGTACAGCAATCCGCTTTACAGGTTCAGTGACTTCTACCGTCTCGCGTCCGGCCTGTCGGAGGACGCGGACGTGTGGGAGATCATGCAGGCTTCGCAAAACCAATCCAAGGAAGGAGACGACAAGTGAGCAACCAGATTCAACCATTCGACTTCAACGGCATTCAGGTGCGTGTCCTAACCGATGAACACGGCAACCCATGGTTCCTTGGAGCGGACGTATGCGCCATTCTCGGTACGGCCACCAACCATATTCGGGAATACCTCGATGCCGATGAAATCACCAATATCCGTAGTACGGATATTGCTCAGAACGGCGGCAAGGCACCCGTTTTCGTGTCCGAGTCCGGTTTGTACTCCCTCGTGTTACGCAGTCGCAAGCCCGAGGCTCGCGAGTTCAAACGCTGGGTGACGCATGAGGTGCTGCCATCGATTCGCAAACATGGCGCGTACATGACCGAATCGACTTTGGAAAAGGCAGTCACCGAACCCGACTTTCTTATCCGGCTTGCCACACAAATCAAACAGGAGCGGGCGGAAAAGGAGAAGGCCCAAGCACAGGTCGAACGGATGCGTCCCAAAGCGTTGTTCGCTGACGCTGTGGAAACCTCGAAGACCAGCATCCTTGTGGGCGACTTGGCGAAAGTCCTGAAAGGCAATGGCGTGGATATTGGCGGCACGCGCTTGTTCGCGTGGCTGAGGGATAACGGATGGCTGATGAAAACCGGTAGCTCTCGCAACATGCCCACGCAGAAATCTATGGAATTGGGATTGTTCGAGATCAAGGAAACCACCGTGGTTCACTCGGACGGTCACACGACCATCAACAAGACACCGAAAGTCACGGGCAAAGGTCAGACGTTCTTCGTCAACAAGTTCCTCGGACACAGGGAGATTACTCAATGAGCATCAATCTTGGCACCACGGAAGTGGAATTGGGCTTGTACTCCAAAGCGCTCCAACTGGCCACGTTCACCGTGGAAGTCCCGGTGGTGGGCGAACCGGACAGCGTGCTTATAGGCGAAGACATGCAACCACGAGCGCACGTGACCGTGACTCCGCCGCCCAACGGTTCCGTCGAAAAGGCCGTTAAAGCCGGTATTCAAGCATTCCAGACGGCATTCGCCAAAACCATGAAAGGACAATCAGTTGACTGAAACCGAAGACATGGAAACCCGGGTACGCAAGGCGTTGTCCCCGATTCTTGGCGTGAAACCATACGTCGTGATCGTTGACCGCAGCACGTTGCAGGACATGCACGAGGATTTGTGGCGTTTGGGCGTGTACACGCCCGAATACCAGTCGCCGGTCACCACGTGTGGATTGCTGTCGCTTGCCGTGGACATGATGCATGTGTCCGTTGAATCAGATGATGACGAGGAGGATGAATGAACGAGGAAAACAAGCATGTTTTCTACGATTCCACGTCGGTGTGGCTCAGCGTGAACTGTGAGGAAGGGAAGCTGACTGCCTTCAAGGTTGACGTTCCCGTCAGAATCGATTCGACCGGTGCCATGCCTTTTCTGAAAGACCCCGCCCTTGACGCGCCTTTTCAAGCGAGGGTGAGGGTGGGCTGCAACTCTGACCAGCTTCAAACCGCCGTTAACGCCGGTGTCGAAGCGTTTCAGAAGGCGTTCAACGAGTCGATGGAATTGAGGGGCATGTGAACTGGCTGAAACGACTGTTGCGCTTGGAAAAACCGGAACCTGAACCACCGGTAGTGGAACCATGCCCCATCTGCGGACTCACACCCAAACTGAAGCATACATGCGTCACCCGCAACTACCCCTACTACTGTCTGGGAGAAGACACGTGGAGCCTTTTGGAATGGTGCGATCACGGCGAAAGCATCCTCTCATTCGCCCCGTTATTTGAAAGCGATGATGTTCAGAAGTGGAATACCGCTTGCCAACGATTGAAGACAACGATTGACGAGCCGATTCCCGAATGCCCCGCCTGCGGGGAGAAACCCGTCGTGCAACCGGACTTGGAGTCGGATATTCCCCAGCTTGTCTGCTCGTGCAACGAACTGTTGAGCAACTACGAGATAGCCAACATCTACCAGCGCAAGGGCGAGTGGATATATCGCTGCAAGGCGTTGAAACGCAAGCAGGACAACATGAAAGAACTGAAACAGCTTATCGGAGAAACACAATGAACGGACATTATTCGGTTATCACGAATTTCGGCTGTCATTGGACATGCCCCTACTGCATCGTAAAGAAAACCGGATTGAACGTGCCGGTGACAGACATGCAGGCCACACTGAAGACCATCAGCCGTGAAAGCGAACACCACCCCATGAAGTTCCTGAGCTTCAGCGGCGGCGGAGACCCCCTGTTCCCCATGCGCGAGCCGGAAGCATCGAAACGTGTCGCCTTCTACCGGGAGGCGATACACAGGGCCGGAGACCGGCTTACGGAAACCGAGATGCACACCAGCTACTTCCAATGCGGACGCAACGTGGCTCAAGTCATGCAGCAGATCAGGTTCAGCCGCGTGGTGTATCACATGCGGCCCACGAGCTTATCCGATGACGTGGCGTTGGCATTGCCCCGCAAATGGTTCGACCGTCAGAAGGTGCGTGTCGTGTACGTGGTCACTCCCGATTTCACGCCGGAGCGTATCGACCGGATAGCCGGTCTCGTGGCCGATAGCAACGTGGTTGATGAATTGTCGTTCAGGCAGAAGGTCAACCCTGACAACACCATCGACCACACGTGCGAGGAGTATCTGAAGGCTGGCCATCAAAACCGCTGGTGGTACATCCAACAGGATGATTACAACACGTATGTCGTGAACGACCGGCTTTACACACGATTCAGCGATATCGGCAAGGAGGAATACAAGTGAGCAAGAAGAAGATTCGCGTCGATTGGGAGGACTTGAAGCCCGGCGATCTGATTCATGTCAAAGGCAGCACGAACACGTACAAGTTCAAGTCCCGTATTGATTGGAATGACATGATTAAGGTCGAGGGAGGCGGAGTTGGTGTTTCCGCCACGTGGAAGCTGGGAGTCGAAAAGGAACCGGCTTCAATGTTTCTCGTTGTCTATGAGGAGGATTTCGATTACGCCACCCGTCCCGCACCAAGGAAACCGCGTATTGAAGAACCGGTTTCGCCCGGCGAATACTGGGCGCGTATCCAGACTGGCGAGGGAGAGACGTGGGCGCAAATCATCAAAGCCTATTCCAATAGCTACGTTTTGCTGTACGGCGACAACGATAATCGCGTATATCAGGTCAGTGGGCATTCGGGCTTACGCGGGTACTCGTGGATGACCTGGGGGGAATTGTTGGAGGCCAATAAGCGGACTCCGATTCTGGAATTGTTGTCTGCCGAGGAATACTACACGAGGAAAGCCAAGGGCCAGTTATGAGAATGCTCATTGAAGCCGATCAACTGTGTCCGCGATTCATGGGAAAAACCCTGACGGTGAATCACGAGGGCAATCAGTTGAAGGGGACGCTCACCAATCTGCGTGTGGACGCACACCCGTGGGAAGCGAAAACCGTGCTGGACATAATCACCGGATACGAACAAACCATCGAAGCCACGTTGAGTGGAAGCCTGACCATCCGCCTGCACGCTACCGACAAAATCACCGTGGAGGACGCATGAGCCAGCCGATTCACCCCGGTCAGCTCAAAACCGTGAACAACAAGTTGGCGGAACTGGGCAAGACAATGGTCTACCAGCCTGACATGTTCCGCAGCCGCCCTGATCTTCAACAAGGCATAATCGACTGCTGCAAAGCGTATGCCAGCTACATGACCGTACACATGCTGACCGCCTCGATACATTTAGCCACGATGACGCCCGCATTGGCGGAACAGCTGCACCATGCACGCAACAAAGCAAAAGGTTTGGGAGAAGACCAATGAGACACATATTCATCATCGACGGCGGCAATGCCGCCGAAGAGTTTCCCTTCGGGTCGATGTTGTACAGTTTTTCGTCCACGAATGGCGACCATGTGAACATTCAAGTGTGCAGACGCTGCAAGATGGACCCATGCCGCTGCACAATGGCCGAGGAGAAGCTGCTGCGCACGATCAAACGTAAGCCAGTCCCCTATTGTTCGGAAACCATGCTGGAAAACCTGAGGAAACAAGATACCCGCCGGCTTCACTTACGCACGGAATGGTGATACTATCCGCGTCTCGGTCAAGATCGTGCCTGTTGGTTTATCCTATGGGAATGCCGTCCTAGTGTGCTTCATTGAGAGGCAGTGGCTGCTTCTAACAGTCTCAAATATATAAAAGCCCGTGGAACGACTCTATTTCGAGTGTTCCACGGG